AATCAAAAGTGCAATGTATCCAGTTGGTTCAGTTTATATCACGTATAACAATGTCAACCCTGGTACATTCCTAGGTGGGACATGGGAAAGATTTGGACAAGGCCGAACATTAATTGGTGAAGGTACTGGTAATGATGGTAGTACAAGTATGTCATTTACTACCGATAGGACAGGCGGTGAATATAAGCATAAATTAACTATTGATGAAATGCCAACGCACAAACACGCTATCTTTTTACAGAACACACAAAGCAATCCGCAAGTTTTTGCTCCAAAATGGACAGTCGCATTACCTAACAGTTGGAAGCAGTATACATCAGATACAAAGTTGTTCGGCCCAAGCACAAACAACCAAGGTGGAGATACATCACACAACAATATTCAACCATACATTACAGTACACTTTTGGAAAAGGATCGCATAAATTAAGCGGTTCTTCTCCAAAAGAAAACAACTATGTACGGTTGTACGCTGCTAATAGTACGGTTATCAGTCCAATTCAATCGCACTTGACGTGATATAAAAGAACTAGTTTGAATTCCATATCCATTTGGAATTACTGAGGTTCGGTCGTATGCATTATTAGCTGCTCCGTCTGGTCTACCTGCATAAAAATAATCTCCATCCCAACCAAATGAAGTTACGTGATAGTGAGTATTCTTGTATTTTCCATCAGTTGAATTTGGCGTAAATGACATACCTATGCAGTTCTACGCCAAAAATAGACAACAATGTATGGCTGCATAGCACTTGAATTTGAAGTATTTGATTCAATTTTATACGTCATTGTATTTAATTTTTTATTGCCTGCTTGATTACTGTTATTAAAAATTGCATATTCTGCTCCATCCTTTGCACCATCTTGCCATGAACCATCTGATTTACGTACTCTAATATTTGCATTACTACCGTAATATTCATTCACTTTAATACCATATATATGGCTATGAGAATAAGAACCACCCGATGCATTAGCAGTAAATGACATACATTTACAACGTATAGTAATCACAAAGTAATTCTACACATTTACGCTTCAATTCCATTTGTGGATGTACATAAATGTTCATTGTGATTGATACGTTGGAGTGGCCAAGTAATTCACTAAGTGATTTGAAGTCACATCCACATTCAATACATCTTGTTGCGAATGTATGCCTTAATGCATGGAATTTGAGGTGCGGTAGTTCGAGTTCTTTTAAGACTCTATTGTAGTAAAGTCTGTATTTGTTAGGTTCTATTGGTTTATCTCGATTTGTTAATACATAGTTATCTTCTTCGCCTTGAAGAAGGATTGCATAGTGCATTATCCAGGTATTCAATGGAATCATTCGAGCACTGGAACGTGATTTAGGTGGTGTTATTGAAAGATGGCTACCATCTTCTTTTGTGTATGTTCGTATCATGGTTTTGCTTATGTTTAATAACTTGGTTTGAGTGTTTATATCAGACCATTTCAAAGCGCATAGCTCACCTATGCGTATTCCTGTATGTATACATAAAAGGATTCCAAAGTTTTTACAATTAATCTCAGATTGGAGGTGATTAATCAATGTTATTTGATTTTCTTTTTCAAAAATCTCTACCGCCTTAGAAGGATGGTATGGTAGTTGAATATCGACTTTGAATGGAAGTGTAAATTTTAAAATTTGAATAATGTCTTTGGCATATTTGAATGATATACCACCTTTTCCGTCTTTACGGCCGTTTTCAAGTTTTTGAAGAATAAACTCTTGTAAAATATCGTTATTCAAATTTTCAATTTGAAAATTGCCAAGTTTTGGCATGATGTGATTGTGGATCACATTACAATAATTTGTGTAAGTGCTGTATTTTAGATAGATTTTCTTTTCTTTTAACCAAGATGTTAATTTGTCAGAATATAGCATTTTTGTTTACCTCGCTTTTTTATATTAATAGGAGGATTTTATATGACTAAAGTTCATGAAATCAATTTAAATACAAAGTTATGGAATTTTTTCACGGAACATGACTTTATTATTCTTGATTTGACTGATAAGCAAATCAATGAACAAGATTACGTGTTATTCAAGCAAGTTTCATTAGACGAAGGCAAAGAAACTGATACAGGTTTGTTTAGAATGACACAAATTCGCAGCATCACAACTAACGATGGTTTCAAAGATGGTTATGTGATGCTAAACGTAACTAAATTATAGATATTGCAGAGTCTAGAAATAGGCTCTTTTTTAATAAGTCTAATAGGAGGATCAATATGAATTTAGATTTTACACAAGTTACAAATTATTTTGTTTTAGTTGTTTTGGTAGCGTGCTTAGTTGTCGGATATATTTTAAAAACATCATTTACAAGTTTCCCTAATAAATATATTCCAACAGTGCTTGCTTTAATTGGAATGACATTGAATCTAGCGGTATCAGGACTTTCGATTGAAAGTGCCGTATATGGAGCGGTGATGGGATTGGCATCTACTGGACTGCATCAGGCATTTACACGTTTCATTGAAGGCAAAAACGAAGATGAATAGGGTGTTGGATTGTGGAAGAAGTAATTAGATCAATCCAACTATTCTTAGTAATATGTGGTGGTATCATCACGATTGGTGGTGCTTATAAGGTTTTTCAAGATTGGCAAAAACCAAATAAAGATTTAAAAGCGATGGTTCTAAGACATGACGAATTGTTAAAACAAGACAACGATAGAATTAAAAATATCGAAAAGTTAGTCATTTCGCAAGAAGGCTTAAGTAATAAGCTAAATGAACATACTCGCATTTTATCTGAACACGATAATCGTCTTGATGAAGATAAAGAAAGAAGTAATTTGTTGCTTAAAGCAAATATTGCAATTCTAAATGGTCTGTTATCAGATTCAGATAAAGAAAAGCTAGTTGAAACTAGAAATGAAATTCAGGACTTTTTAGTCGAAAAAAATTAAAAAATATCAATTAACGCACTGGATCACGTGCGTTTTTTGCTTATTTTTGCAAGAAAGGATGATTTTTATGCCAACAATTGATGAATTTATTAATTATGCAGCAGGCAAAGTATTTAACAACCAAGGAAATGTAATGAATATTAATTATGTTCAAACTAGTGCTCCTTATGGTGGTCAATGTGTATCATTAATTCAAGGTTATATGAAATATTTTGGATGTGAAGTTAAAGCGAGAGGTAATGCTATTGATTGGTGGAGAAACTTTGATTCAAATGGGTTAAGTAAATATTTCACCAAATCAAACAGTCCAACAAATGGAGCAGTCATTGTCACAAATGGCGATGCAACTTATGGACATATTGGAATTTATTACAATGGATTGATGCTCCAACAGAATTACGCAAGTAATCCTCATGCTAGATTACTAGCAATTTGTGGTACACCTTATGGATATTTAATCCCTAAATTCTTGAGCAAATACAGTGATTCTCAATTAATCAAAGAACACGCTATAGCTACTTTTATTAATGATACAAAGATTATTATCCACAGAGATTCACCTACTGGTGCTTCTTATGGTTCTTTTACCAAAGGAGAAGTTCAGGAATATACGGAAAAGTGGGTAGGAAATGGACATAGATATATTTCATGGCTACACACAAATGGAGTTAGATGTTTTGCAGCTATTAGTGGTAGTGAAATTCAAGGAAAAGAACTATGGGCAACTTTTTCAGAAGTAAAAGAAGAAGTTAAGCCAACTCCAAAACCTACTACTAAGCCTACTGAAACTAAGCCAACGGAAAATACAAATGGATTTAGTTCAGTCAATGAAGGAGAATACGAAGGTCACGACGTAAAAGATGAAGTTTATAATCATGATGGAGTTACAGTTGATTTAATTGATAAGAGCTTGTATCCGTACAAATGTCCTTATTTAATGAATAAGCCTCAAGCAATCATCATTCACAATGCAGCTACACCAAATGGAACTGCTAAAGCTTTAAATAATGCATTGCACAATTCGAAGGAATATAAATCTTGGCATTTCTCTGTAGATGATAAAGACATCATCGAATCATTGCCATTGAATCGTAATGCATTCGCTACAGGTGATGGAGCTTACGGATTAGGGAATCGTACTGGTATTCATATTGAAATTGCTAAAGACAATGATAACGACTCTAAAGACGAATGGTTAAAAGCTAGAGACAATGGAGCAAAACTTGCATCTGAATTATTATTCAAGTACGGATTAAGTATTGATAATTTGAAAAAGCATCAAGACTATAAAATGACTAATGGATCTTATAAATATTGTCCTCATAAAATTCTAGATGAAGGATGGGATGATTTTAAATCATTGGTATCGCAATATTTGGATGAGTTAAACAATCCGAAAAAGGATGATGTAAAAGACGATTCAAGTGATAATCCAAGCAATTCAACAAACAATAAAATCAACGTAGATGGAATCAATCAAATCATTGCTTTGATTTTAAAATTAATCAAAAAAGTGTCAAAATTATTCAAATAAGACACAAAACCTCAAAACTATTTTTAATGACTAAATTGAGCCTACGTGTAATGCGTAGGTTCTTTTTTTATTGATCAAATCATTGGCATAATTTTTTCTTTTTTTTGGCATGATTTTTGGCATAAATTTCTTTAAAAAATAAAATAAATAGAGAATTTGTAGAAAATTTAATGTAAATATGAGAATATAAAAATAGCTAGAGACATATATATAATATAGAGAGACTTTTTAATTTTTTTAGAAAAAGTCCAATCTACCTTATTTAAAACAAAATAAGAATATTCGGCATAAAAACGGCATAAATTTATATTTAAATATGACTCTAGCTCTGATAAAATAAGATGCTGGAGGAAAATATTATGGCGGTAAAAAGAGACAACGACACAAACAAATGGTATTACTACGGTTCTTACAGAGTAGGAAATGAAACCAAGCAATACAAAAAGCGCGGTTTTGATAGAAAGCAAGATGCGATCAAAGCCGAAGTTTTGTTTAAAGAATCTTTGAAGAATCCTGGATCCAAAATGACACTGAACGATATGATAGACATCTACATGGAATTCTCAGAAAAAAGAATCAAAGAATCCACTTACAAAAATCATATTGTTATGTTCAAGGTGTGGAGAAATGCATTAGGCGATAAGCTATTGCAAAAAGTCACCACAAAAGACATCCAGGACGTCCTAGAAGAACTTCTAAGCAAGAATAAGTTCTCATCAGTACATCAATACTACCTACGCATACAAGCGGTTATGAACTACGCTAATAAGCACCAATACATTACTGATAATCCATGCAGCAGAGTGGATTTGAAAAAGAATCCAAACCTGCATAAAGAAGAAATGATGTATTGGACTGAAGAACAGTTCAATAAATTTATCGACAACGTTGATTCGACAATATTCCATTTGTTGTTCACAAACCAATTCTATATGGGCACACGCATTGGAGA